CAAAAGAGCTTTCTTAGCCGCTTCGGTCGCTTGTGTACCACGGGCGAGACAACGCCACCAAGCGGTATCTGTCACCGGATGTCCGTTATTCTCATCTTTTATTGAGAGATAACAGCTATCTTCCGTAACGACAAAATCAAACCTTCCATATTTGACAGTATTCGAGTAAGTTCCCTTATCTGTAAAGGCAATCTTACCAAGAGGAATTTTAGTCATAACCGTATTTTTTAAAATCATCCAACATTCAAGAAAAGCTCTCCGGTAGTTTCGTCAAACTTGATAAGCTGTGGACTTACCTCATCTTCAAAACTCATATAAAGTACCATATCTTCCTCCTCAATGGAGAAAGTAGGATAAATGACACCACCTTTCGCAAGCACACCCGTATCGACATACTTTTTTAAAGTATCATCCCATTGCCACCAGTTTCCGTTCTCACCCATGCGTGGAGGATTGTCGGCTTGCTCTTTTGCTCGATTAGCCTGCGTATTGGCATTTCCGATCGCTGTATCTGCGTTCTTCTTTATTGTAGCAAATTCTGCTACCCTATTCTTTTCAGTGGTAACACGCCCTCCCTCCGCAATCACACGAGAACTTTCGGCAGACACACGTCCCTTTTCGGATTCTACACGAGTCTTTTCGGCATTCACTCTACCCGTTTCGGCAGTAGAACGGGATGTTTCAGCCTTTCCCCTTTCCGCTTCGGCAGTGGCGCGTTCGGTTTCAGCTTTTGCACGTGCGGTTTCAGCAGTAGAACGATTCTTTTCAGCATTGACACGAGCTGTTTCATTGTTCTGTCTGGTACTTTCGTTCGCCTCAATTTCTTTCCGCGAATTATCTGCGGACGTTGCAGCGTCAAGAGCTTTCTTTGTTGCCGAAACAACATCGTCATAGGCTTGCTTAATGAATTCCAGACTGACCTTGACACTCTTATTCGTTGCATCAACTCCGAGCGTCCACAACCCAACCAGAGTTGTAGCAGCTTTCAACTGTGATACTTTAATTTTCTTAACCGGCATAATACTTCATATCTATACAAGTTTCACCATCATCCTCCAACACAATTCTTTCATCATCTTCTGAACCCAAGATGTAGTCTGTTTCACCTATTCGGAATACTGTAAATACAAGCGTGAAGCTAAAAGAAACACGTACAGTTCCAGATAGAGAAAGAATTTTAAAACCAGAGCTCTTTTTGTAATAACATGGATATTCTTCGTCTGTATATCCTACATAAAGAGCTCTTTCCTCCGGCTGTATCAAATCATAGAAGAAAGCATCATAGCATTTCCAAAACTGTTCGATACTGTCCGCACACATTTCACATTTGAAAGTCACATCCTTTGTACTGAAAAAAAGCTGTTTCACATCATATATCTGCCCGTCTTTCGTCTGAATTTGACTAAGCATATTCCGTTTCGCAGTCGGTGACTTCAACACTTCATCTTTAGCCTCGGTTACAGTTATCCCATAATCACGCAGTGAAACTCCGTCTATTTCATAACTGCACTTCGGTATGATCACACCACAATCGGAAGTCGGAGCATACTCTTCCGGACGTTCAAATGAATCCTCCACGAACTTTAAAGAAAACTTAGTTGAGTCAATCCAAACGCTATTATCTGTTTGGGAAGATAAACGTAGTTTCCATTCACGCCCCAAAGAGGAAATTCGGAAAACGTGATACTCTGGCTTACTTACAAAATCAACAAAGCCGAAAGCGTCTTCCGCAAAGAAGTCTAAAGTTATTTCCTTAGAACTTAACTTCGGGTCTGACAAGTCAACTTCTACTCCATCCTCTTCGGGCCAATCGTTTTTATCTGGGTCTTTCAAAGCAGGGAACGTTAATATATTATCGTACCCACCACTAATAAAAACAGCACCGAAACGAAGGTACATATCTTCACCGTCTATGTAAAAAGCTCCTTTCATCTTGTCAATTTTACACCTTTATCATTCATCTTCTGAATGCCATCCTTTACCAGACCTATATCTTTCGATATTCCTTCTAAATGTGCTGTATTAGCATCAATGTTAGAAAGAAGTCCAACAATGACAGACATATTATCTTTAATGATTCTAATATTCTCATTCATTGTCATGGTTATTGCTTTGATATCCACTATTCCGGATGATACACCTTTGTAAATAAGAGTATGTGACTGCAATTCTGTTTTTACGTCAGATAGAAGAACATTAGTCATTGTCATTCTACCATTCAATTCATCGACCGAATCCTGCGAAGCATTTGCAATACCTTTCTTGGAACCTTCACGCGAATCCTCATCCTCGTATAAGTCTTTGAACTGTTCGTTAATCAAATCGGCACCGGCTTTCGCTCCGGAGATAATGCTATCCTTCAATTTATCAAGCTCCTTTTGCTCATCATTATCAATCACACCATCATCCATGTACTCTGCCCAGAGGTCGTACCACTCTTCCAACTTTGCCTTGTAGTTCTTATCAAACATTGCCTTAATCATAGCCTTACGGAAATAGTCCCCGAAACTCTGCGCAAAGTCTTTTGAGTCGGCATCCATATCATAGAGCATATCGAGAAAGCTGTCATATACAGAGTCAAAGGAAACGCCCGTCAAACTCTCCTTCCAAGCCTCGTTCATTTCCTCTATCTTTTCACCACTTTCAATGATGGATTCCAGATAGTCCTTTACATCATCATCCAACTTCGCCCAAAAGACGGGAGCTTCGTTTCTCAACTTTTCAAGCTGCTCAACCGATAAGTCAAACAGCCCGGTCATACGGCCATCTTTTATCTGGTTGTATGCACTACTACCAAGAGCGTTCAATGCCTGCGACCATCCCTCATCAGACATCCCTTTTCTGATACGTACACCTATTGAGTGAGAACCGGCACTGGCTCCTGCATTCAGTCTTTCCTTGCCAAGTTCACGGGCTGCTGCCGCCTGCTTATCAATCAGTTCAAGAGCATACTTATAGGCATTTTTGGCATTCTCCCCGGTCATGGTCTGCATAAGTTCCTTTTGCTTCTCAATCACGGTATCAAGAACCTTCACATAGCTCTCGTATGCTTCTTTCGCCTTATTATACTCCGAATAGTCGGCAGCAAAGAAAGATGCAACTTTCGTTGCGAGCTGTATAGCTGCTGATATGATAGCCAGAATAACCGAAGCCTTTTCAACCGTCTGGATAGCCGCAGAAGATGCTTTACTTGCAGAGTCTAAACCTTGAATAGCAGTCATTACGGTTGTCCCGATACCACCAATCATTGAAATAATTTCTCCGGTTAGACCACCGATAGAGCCTCCAACATCTTGTATGGCACTGAATAACTTCTCAAAGGATTCAGTGACCTTTCTTTCTGCAGATGTAACCTGCGCACTCTTTTTGAGAACTTTATCCTGCGCCTTATTGTACTTCTCGGCAGCTTCGGCAGCAGTGAGGTACGTTTTTTCAGATTCAATCTTTCCGGTACTCGCATTATACTTGATATTCTTGACACCCGTTACAATTTGTGCGCCACCTTGAACAGCTTCAAGTTCCCTCTTCGCTTTCGCAAGTTCTTCCTCCGCTTCTGCAAGTTCACGTTTCCGATCAGCGAGCATCTGGAAAGGATTACGCTCTTCCAATTCATCCATTATTGATTGAATCGTGGAAGTATATTCACGAAGTTGGTCGGGAGAAAGCACTTGTGCTGCCGACTCCTTAGCATTCTCCAACTGTTCAAGAAGAGAGTTCAATGTTTCGGTTGAAGTCTGTTTCAAATTCTCGAAAGCACGTACATAATCTGGAGACTTCTTCATCTGTTCATAGTCAAAGTTTACAAGGGATTCACCCTTCATCTTTGTAGCCTGCGCTATTGAACGGTCCGTTTGCTGAACTTTCTCCGTATTGCCTTCCTTTTGGAACTTCTCTCTCTGAATACGAAGAGCCGCAATGTCATCATTGAACTTTTTCTCAATGGCGAGCCTTTCGTCTGTATAATCTTGATACTGTTCAAGAAGAGCCTTAGACAAAGAGGCCTCCGCTTTTTCCCTTGCTTCGGTAGCAGCTTTGTCGTAAGCATCAAGAGTATCCTTTTTCTCTTGCGGAAGGTCATTCTTCGTTTTTGTCGGTGATGTAAAAACAAGTCCCTCCTCCTTATATTTTGGATGGCTTTTCTCCCACACCTTCCGTTCAGCTTCTTGTTGGTCCTTGACATATTGTGCAGCACGACGAGCATTATCAGCTTTAGCCTTACGATAATTTAGGTCTATCTGTTCCTGCTGCTTCTTGAAACCTTCGTCCATGGTATCAATCTTTGCCTGCGATAGTTCAAGTTCTGCCTGAATAGCCCTCTCTTTATCCTGCTGATTCATTTCGTCAATTTGGCGCTGACGTTCGGTCTGCTCCACTTTCAGACGGTTAGCCTCTTCTTGCTTTTTCTGTTTCGACTTTACAGAATTATCATCAACACCGAGCTTCTTCTTCAAACCATCGACTAACTCCTGCTGTGTTTTAATCTCCTTCTCGGTAGCAGTGGAATTATCATCTTTCAGTTTAGTTAGCTTTTCTTCTGCTTCGGTTAATTCTTTAGTCCAACGAGCCTTGCGTTGAGCAACTGTTTCAGCTCCTTTTGCCTCTTTTTCAGCAGCCTTCTGTTGCTGTTCCTGCACTTCTTTAAGTTTACGGAGGTGATTTGTCATTTCAGCCTCTCCCATCTGATTTGTCATGGAACCATCATGCATCTTAACCACTTGATTCTTTCCAGACTTTTTAAATCGTGCAAGTGCAGCCTCAAACATGGCAATATCTGTCGATATCTGTTTCGCTGTGAGGTTTATATATTGATTGGTATCATAGCCTAACTTATCGTGAATATCCTTGTAGGTTTTCTCAAGCAACTTATTATTTGAAATCATGCGCTGTACATAAACCTGCACATCATTTCCTTTAATCCATTGACCGGAGCCATAACCTGCAGAAACAAAAATTTCCTTCGTCAATCCTGCTACAATCTTTTTCGTCTCATCGGATAATCCCCCAGACTTCAAATCGGATTTAATCATCTGAACGATGGAAGAAACCTCTCTATCAATCCCCTTCTTTCCCTTAAATTTATCGGAATCACGTACTGCTTTTTCTAACTTCTCGACAAGTTTTCCTTGATTATCTGCCCAATCTTTTTGTGCGGTTGAAGTCGAATCTGCAATAGCCCGGTCAAGCGCAGCTTGTTTGGCGGCAGCACTGACAGCTTCATAAGCACCTGCAACATCATTCAGAGCTTCAATTTCATCACCCAGACCTTTCAGATATTCACCATACTTATCAATGATAGCTTGTTTAGCTTTATTGTACTCATCCGTACCTTTCTTGACAGTGTCAAGTTTACCGAAGAGACGGTCAATCTCCGCTTGCTCTGCATCGGTTTCAGAATTAAACTCCTTAATACGATTGTTTAACTTTTCCTGCGCTTTCTCTGCATCAGTTTGGTAAGTAATCAGCTTGTAAATCCCATAGCAAACAGCAGCGATACCAATGGCTACAATAGTCCATATATTAGCAGCCATTACAGCATTAAGTTTGGCGGTAGCCACCGTAAGGATGTTAGTTACTTTTGCTCCAAGTGATTTAGCGGCAATATTAGCCGTTTCTCCGGCTGTATTCAATGTTGTAGTTGTAGTACTTACAGCAGTGGCGGCAGCTTCCTTCGCAGCACTCTTTTGCGCCAATTCAATGGCAGCAGCCTTTTTCACCTTCGTTGCCGAAGCTCTCTCGTCTATGGCTTTCTGCAACTCGGTTTGCGCCAAAGTTATTTTAGCTTGGTCGCCCTCTGCTTTGGCAAGTACTAAATCCGTCTCTCTGCGCCAGATAGCCTGCTTTGCAGCTAAGGAACGTTGCAACGCTGACTTATAGGATGCTTGCGCAGAAGAGTATTCCGCAGTAGCCAATTGGAGAGTAGCTTTCTGTGACTCCAATTTTGCTTCTATTTCAGCCTTTAGTGCTTTGCAGTAAGCCGTAGAACCAACAACCAAATTCTGTTTAGACAAATTAGCTTTGATTTCTTCTGTTTCCAGAACTTTCAAAGCGTTCGCCTCAGCAGTAAGCCGGGCAACCTCATCTATCTTCTTGATTGAATTGTAATAAGCGGCATGAGCGATAAGAGCAGCTTTATGTATTCCATACAAAGCGACAAGTGAACCAAGAACCGCACCAACTTCCTTGTAGTGTTCAATCAAGAATGCAGTACCATCCAGAGCAGTATTGATGAATCCGTCACTTGCTTGTCCCATTTCGTTAAACATCACATCGATGTTGTCGCCAATATTGGAAATCTTACCGGAAACGGCTTTCGCTTGTTCCTCCATAAGATTGTAGAACATTCCTCCCTTATTCGTAAGGTTATCAACCACTTGTTCCAAATATGAGAAACTGATTTTCCCCTGCTCGGCAAGTTCGCGAATCTCATCCTTATTAACCCCGATAACCTTAGCAAGCTCTTCGAAGATAGGCACACCACGTCCGGCAAACTGATTTAAGTCCTGCGTCATAAGTTTGCCCTGCGTCATACTTGTACCATACAAATAGACAAGGTCACCTATTGGCTGACTTAATCCGGCCGCAATATTTCCCAGACGTGTAAGACGGTCGATCACATCATCGGCAGCAGTCCCGTAGGCAACAAGTTGTGTAGCGGATTGGGAAACGCCCTTCAAGTCAAAAGGAGTAGTAGCAGCAAAGTTCACGAGTTCTCCCATCAACTTTTGAGCTTTCTCCCCAGATTGGAGCATCGAGGTAAATTTGATTTCAAGCTGCTGAAAAGTTCCATATACCGAAACCATTTCAGACGCTAAACGTTTCGCCATATCGATGGAAAGGAATGCAACACCGGCAGCTTGCATTCGGGAGAAAGACCGAGCAACGGACTGGCTGGCAGTATCGGTGTGGTCCTGCATCATATCAATGTTTTGGACGTACTTCTGAACATTCTTCTGCATTTCAGAAATATCCAACGTGGCTTTAATACCTATTGTACCTTGTGTATCCATCCTTACATAAATTGAGCAAAATACTCGTTAGCGTGAACCTTCTTCGTTTCCTCTCCTTCCTTTGGCTTTGTACCAGGAATAGCCGCATTAAGTAATATGATATTCAGATATGACCTTTTGCTGACAATATCTTCATAACTCATGCGGTAGTATTTCATCACTCCGCTAATGGTTGACCATGGGCTGTCACTTCTGGCGTATTCGTCGGCATCGTCGTTTCGTTTAGCCCTTTTAGGAAAATGATAGTGCTTAAAAAAAAAGTGGCATCCATAGTCTGTGCCATATAGTCCTGCAACTTTTTATATTTGCGGACCGTTAATCTCTTCTTGATATACTTCCGGAATAACTTTCTCATCCAAATACTGCGAAAGATTGTCATTACTGCTATCTCTGACATTCTATGAGCCTCTTCATAGTACACTAAAGTAGCCGAGACATTCGTACGTCCGTCTATCTTCTGTTGCTCAATTTCCGGCATATCCTTCGAAATGGAACCTATATCGAACAGTTGCGTAAACGTGAGTGGTCGCACTATGAATGGAAGGAAACCAAACCAGATAATAATTGGTCGCTCTGCAATGGCATTAGCGACTTTCTTTTGTACATTGTCTTTCTCTTTTTCCATCTTCACCTAAATTAAAAGCCCCGGCCCGTATCGACCGGGGCGCTTGCAACATTCTTATGATGGCATCCTATAGCTGTTATCCCTATGCAACCATCTTTCTACCTAAAAACTATGTAGCGGAAGCCGGACTCGAACCGGCGACACTTAGGCAGTAGCCCGCAACCTAATGTTCTACCAACTGAACTATTCCGCATCCAATTTTAACCGACTGGAACAGTGTAAATCTTGTTACGTGCTCCGCAAATCTCCTTACCCGTCTTGTCGAGATTAGCAAGTTTCTTGAATTCAATATTGAAATTCGGGAAACCAGATTTACCGATAGTTCCGGTTTTGGTAACTTTCACCTTCATACGTGCCCATTGGAAAATACGGGACGGGAAATCCTCAAATTGTTTCGTTTTGAGTTCCACGCCTTGATTTGACAGAGCGAATCCGGGAACTTCCTCGTTCCACTCTCCGTTTTTAGTATATCCCAACAGATATTTGTAGGCTTCCTCGCCCATGTCGTAAGTTTGGACTGTGAACCCCTCGCTACCAGCATCCGAAGGAAGAGAGGCATAGAGAGTATCCATATCCTCGACCTCAATATCCGTGTCACCGGGTGCTTGGTCATTGTAAGACATGGAATCTTTCACAATAGCCGTAACAAGGAATTTGGAAGCTACCTTTTCAAAATCCGGAAAAGTACCGGCTGTTTCTCCGGTTTCAATGGCCGGAGATAATTTTAGGTATTCAATACCATATACCGCAGTTTTTGACATATCATTGATATTTAATTATAATACGTTACTTTAATCTTAAAATTCTGATAACTCGTACCATCCTCGTCGGGGACGAACGAATCATCATAAAGAGAGAATTCAGCACCTAAACGAGCTGTATAGATGTTTCCTTCTGCATCTTCCGTTTCTTTGAACAGTGGCAAAACAAGAGCTGAAATCTGGTCGATACGTCCGCTGTCCGGCTCACCCGTATCAGTGTCCTTTGCATGGATATTGATATTAGCATAACCTTCCTGCAGTCCACATTCTTGCGGAAAAGGAAGATGATTAACTACAATGTATTCAGAACCGGAGAAATTTACCTCTCTCCTATTCTTGAATATCTGAATGCCAACATTTCCGGCATCAAGCATCTTGCAAATTTCAGTTATAGCTTGTTGTCCCGTCATTGATTGAATCCTGCTTTAGAAAGAATCCTTTTAATCTTAGTTTGCACTTCTCGCTTTAGATACTTTTCAGTGGAAGAAAGAACATTATACCCCTTGTTTTCGACATGTCGAGCATAGTTCATACCGGCTACAATGATTAAATCAAAACCGGAGTCCCCTATCAACTCTTGAATTTTATAGTCAGCAAGAAAAGCCTCTTTATTTGTAATCCCTACACTACGTTTAAAGCCGTACTCTATAATTTCACCATTATAAGCAATCACATAACCTATCGAGTTGCGTAAGTTGCTTGTACGGTCTTTATACGTGCCATGCTCGCGAGCATGATTAACAGAACCTTCACCGATTACATAGAAATTGAAAAGTACCGCCTGCTCAACACGTTTAACCGCTTGCTCCAATATTGACGGGACCCGATTCCAGTCACCGGTACGTTTCAGCTTCATAAGAATATGCTTAACTTTCTTTTCGTAGTACCAGAGCCAACAACAGTCATAACCTTTTCAAATATGCTACCGTCAGCTTTTGTAATACGTACTCTATCATTCAATTTAGGGATAATAGCAGGAGTGAACATAGTAATCTGATAATTATAGATGTAATCCTTACCGTCGGCAGCAGGAACGGTTTTTGCAGACGCATTACCATGAATCTTGCAATCACCGAGAAAAGTCCAAGACTCCGGCTTTCGCACGGGATTGAAGTTTTCATCATGCCCATTGCTTCCTGGTACATACAACTCTATTTTATCTTCATACCACATAACTCACCACATGCAAGAACCATCCTCTATCTCTGTCAAATCACCAGAAAGATACTCGGAGGAATCATAACCGAACTGTTTACACAAAGCCAGAATGTACTTTGTCAATCCTTCCTCATCATACGAATTTGAAGTATCAGCCTCACTCTCGGAAGACAAAGAACGAACGCCAGACAGATAAGACAGAACGGCAGACACAACTCTCCGCTTATCTGTGCAGTCCTCCTCCGGTTTCAACCCCACATCATCCAACAAATCTTCCACCGTTAGCGGAGAAGGATTATAGTGCAAACACTTCGATATAAATACCTCCGAATTTGTCATTTCTTCAACTCTTCCAATCTTGCTTCAATAGCTTTTACAACAGTCGAACGAGGTTTTTCAGCCGCATTTTCCGATGCAAGATACCCGTTCAGTTTCTCAACATCAGTAAATGAAGCTACCAAAGAAATAACCTCTTTAGCCCCTTTGGATAGGTCAATATCAGTAACAACTTTAGGAGCTCTTACCTCCACAGCCAATCTACGTTGAATCACGTCTTTTGCGCGATCATCTTCGAAATGCAGAATCTCTGTACCCGGTTGGTAAAGTTCATTAGTCTCTTTATCCCGAAAAGTTTTAATTGCTATAAGTTTCATACAACACTTTTTTAGCCAACGGGAATTTCTTCTCCGTCGGGATATGGAACATTCGTATTTCTAACTTTGAGATTAACGATACCGTTAATACATGAGATAATAGGAACTGCACGCCAAGAACCTTGTGTGTACTCTGCGGCTTGCTGTCCAGTTGACTCACCCGTAGTCCATTTTGCAATACGAATACCGTCTCCGGCATCGGTATATTGAACTTGTGGGTCCGGCATGATTGCATTGTCCTCAAATGCAGGCTGAACTTCGCCTAACTTGCCATCATCCGTTTTCGGGATGAATGCAATCACATCATCATTCCACGGATTGATATTAGTAGGAATACCATCTTTCTGGTAAGCTGTCCGCTTGTTGATTTCGATGATATTAGGAATCTTCATGGATTTCAGATAAGCCGAGAATTCATCTTCTGTCAGAGAACGGGTATTCTTATCTTTACCCAGATATCCGGTACGTAAACCAATGCTACGCATCATCCAATACTTGATAACGGGAGCCATCAACAATGCGTCGAAAGTAATGCCTTTATTAGCATACTCATAAACAATCTTCTGCAGAATACATACTGCATCAATAGCCGCATTATCAATGTTCTCTTCGGTCCATTCCTTATCAGAATCAACCATCTGTTTGTTCTCTTCCGGCATTCCGTAATCAACCAAATATTTACGTCCTTCCGGATTATCGATAGCTGGGTCAAAGATTGCCAGACCACCGCCAGACAGAGACTTCAAAATGATTTCATCCGCAACGTCCTTACAGCCCAAATAAGCATCCTTATAATCACCGAACAAACATTTCTGGATTTCCTTCAATTTCTGAACGGGATTAATACGGTTGTTTTCGTAAACCATCAGCATGGTACGCAATGTCTTTGCATCCGTCTTGAACTTGTGTCCAACACGAGGAATCTCACCGTTCCACAGTTCAAATCCTCTACCGGCACGTAATGGAGTATCTGCATCGTTACCGATGATAGAAGCGCGAATACGGACACTGTATTTCCCCATGATACCTTCTGCCGTCAAACCGAGTTGCGGAGGACGGAAATCAAACCAACGGTCTACGTAGGTTTGCTCCCAGAGCGTTTTATTTTCCAGAGAAGCCTTGTCGAACATAATCTGCATTGTGCCGATGAAGTCAATAGGCTTTCCAGTCTTTACGTCATTAATTTTAAAAGTCGAAAAAATAGATTTCATTTATTGCCTCCTTTCTTTAGTAAGAATCCGTAAACTGAATATTAGGATTTCCTTTCAAGCAAATCCCTTCAATAAACTTCGCAGGAATAGGAGGAATACGTCTTTTGTAGTACATCTCTCCCTTTGAGTTGATAGCAACATCTACGGAAACTTCATCAAGACCGATATAAGTTCCCATAGGCTCCGCACCGACTGTTACACCCTGCGGCTGTTTGATTGGGAAAATAGCCGGAGTCTTACCATCGCCCTCGGCAGGTCCTTCAATAACCTCAAACAGAGCTTCCCCAACTTTCAAACCTGCAATAGCTTTATCGAGAACGATTACATATCCGTTACGGTCATTAATAATTTTCGTGATACTTGCGGTATCTTCGAAATTGCCAGAGTCATCCTTCGCCACGTGGTCCCCTACCATGAAAATAGGAGAAAGAAATTCATCACATTGCAACGACACTTTCTTTGCATCGGTAGTATCAATAGCTACAACCCGGGATGCTTTCAACACGACAACTTGCCGGGATGAACTTTCGTCATACTCGGCAAGAGAAGCAGAAGGAATAATAGCGCCAACCGGATAGTTGACCTTTTCCTTGTTCAGATTAAATCCCCCGACAACTCCGATTGACGGAGAGCCAGTACAGATGGGACGAAATCCACCAACTTGCTTTTTTCTAAATTTCATGTCATTTGTAATTTAAACATTAAACTTTCGCTTCCGGGACTCCCAAAGCATTCAGCCAGTCGGTAGCTACAGCATCCTGCACTTGTGAGTCTGATACTTGTGCCCCGGAATCATCTGCCGGTTTCAGACCTTTTGTGATAAGATGTTGCTTGTAACCGGTCAGATATTCTTCTGGGTCCTTATCCTCCGGTACTGTAACGAACTGCATTTCATCCTCTGTCAATCCCAGTTTCTTCATCGCATTAGATATGGCAGTCTGGCGGTCGCCTTGATGCTTCTCCGATTCAAGAGTTTCAATCTTTTCTTTGTAAGGTTTGATTGCAGCTTCCAACTTTGAAGTAAAATAGCTATCCAACTCTTCCGTTGTGTAACTTGTCTTACCTCCTTTGTTAGCTCCTTCACCTTCGCCACCTGCTGCTACTGGTTTCCCGTCCTTCAATCCGTGCTTTTCCTCATAGTTTCTCACAGAGGAAACGTTTGCTTCATTAGCCCGGTAGTCCCCATACGAAGTCAGTACGTCTTGAAAGTTAATACCGTCCACAATAGCCGTGATTTGACTTTCATCCGTAACACCTTCTGCTTTCTTCGTCGCAATTCTATCCAAAATCGCTTCGCTTACCCCCGAAAATTTCGTTTTCAGCGCATCCAAAAGTTTCTTTTTCATATCTAAATTGATTAATTTGCGGTAAAGATATAAATTATTTCATAAATGCGCTTATCAAGCGCATTTATTTTTATATCACATAAAATACAGTAATTTAGATATTTAGATAATTAACAATAAAAGAAAAGAAAAATAATTCACACATTTCTTTCATATATTAAATATATGATATATATTTGCACTAAACAAATGCGCTTATTAAGCACATATAAATATTACAATTTAAGGAAAGTGATATAAACCATTTAACGCAACTGATTATGACACAGCAAGAATTTACAGAAAGAACAGGAATTACCCCAACAAACAAAGAGTTTGTAGCCATTACCAATATGTATATGGCAGCAGGAGAGATAGATAAAGATGTTTTTTGTGCAGATTACAAGAAGCACAAAGATAGTAAGTTACTATCCTACTTTTATGAACTATATAAAGTTTGGGATTTTAACTTGAAGCAGATAGATACAAGCCTGCTTAAAGTAGCTAAGTACTTGCTCATTAAATCACGTGAATTTAATGATAAGTCCATGAGAGCAGAAGCCATAGACCTATTGGGGGAAAAGATGATTGTAAGGCTCACTATGGAAATGGATTTAGAGCTTTGGGATGATGATAAGAAATTTATAATTGATAATCTAAAAGATAAGAAGCATAACAATGGATAATCAAGAACGCATAGAAAAAGTACGTGAGGCCCTTAATAATGGCAAATGTTTAAGTGTAGAGTTTTATAAGGATGGTTCGGTCGCACGCTTCCACTTTATAGACCCTCACGGAGACCACGGATTACCTTGTGATTGGGCTATGTCTTTCCCAATTGATGAAGCAATGACAATCATCAGCGGGTTTCGCTTTAAACAGCACGAATTAAACAAATGTTATTAATCAGCAGGGCGAAAGCCCCCTACTTAACGCAACAATATTATGACAGTAACAGAATTAATCGAACAGTTATCAGAAATGAATCCAAGTGCCGAAATACGTTTGGCAATCCAACCACATTATCCGTTTGAATACGATGTACAAGATGAAATAGTACAAACCGAAGATGGGAGCAAGGTTTTCATCGGAGAGAGTGAGCAAATAGGGTATTTAGGAGAAGAAATTCGCGAACTCTTAAATTGGTGAGATATGGATGAAATATTTGAAGAGATGGCAATGGATGCACTAATGGGCATCGGCCTAACCGAAGATGAAGCGGAAACCGCTATTAATGAATTTCTGGATGATACGGAGGAATAAACCATGTCAAGTAACTACGATGCTCCGGTCGAAGTGAGGGAACTTGAAAAACTGATTAACAACTTTACATACAATAACGGATTTGATGTTAGCCAAGTTTTTAATGATTTCCTCACTTACATAATCCACTACTTTACTCCTAATGCCAAACCATTGGAAAGTTGGAAGTACAATAAAGAACAAACGTCCGTATTTTGGAATATGCTCTGCGAGTGGATTAAAGTTATGGAAAAACAGTTAATCCATAATGAATGGTACGACCCTTTCGGTGATTTATACATGTCCTGCGTAGCAAGCAAAATGAGACAACAAGGAACTGGGCAATTCTTCACCCCGACAGGTATTTGTGATATGATGGCTGAAATGAATGATAACAATGAAAAAATTACAGGAAAATATATCAATGACCCTGCATGTGGTAGCGGACGAACATTACTTGCTTGGCATATCCGGAATATCGGGAACTATCTTTGTGCCGAAGATATAGACCGGACCTGCTGTCTCATGACCGTCTGCAATTTTATTATTCATGGATGTGTTGGAGAAGTAATCTGTCACGATAGTTTAGACCCGGGTTCTTTCTATGCAGGTTGGAAGATTAATGAAAGACTTAACAAAAGTCCTTTTTCTCCGATACCGTTAATTACAGTTAGGGAAATAACCAAGGAAGAATCAATCACCTTGCGAATATGGGAAAACATCCGGTTGGAGAATGAAGAAAAGAGAAAGGCAAGTGTTCCAAAACCAGTTCAAGACGAAAATTTACCGAAAAAGGTTAAAACAATTACGCTTAACCTGGCAAATGATACGGAAAACAAAAATAATGTATCGAATAAGCCTATTCAGCTAAGCCTATTTGACTAAACTAAAATGATTGAATTATATCGTATATTGAATATTTGAACTAAATTTGTAAAACCAAGAATGGAGGTAAAACTATGATTATAAATAAAATAATAGAAGATATTTGTAAAGTGCTTATCTTGAAAGATAATAGCCAAGTTATATTTGCGATACAGATTTGTAAAGAGAAGGGTATTCTGGATATTCCAGAATTAAAGGTGTTCGTTAATTATGGAATTCCCATTACCAATATTGGAGCAAGAATACTCCAGATTGATGCTAAGCAATTTATTTCTTTGGTGACAGGACATAAAATATCATACGGAGATACCTGCATGATTATTGGAGCTTTCGCACAACAGATTATGGTAGAAAGCCAATACCGAATAATGAAACAGTTTTAAAGATGAAACAAATAAGTAAAGTATACCACGTAGAATTTACGGAGCCAGTAGAGGTGAACGGCAAAGCAGATAAGCATTTCTATTTTGGCTCACAAGCTGCCATCTACGGAACTTTCTCTGCCGAGCAAATAGGAATAAGCTACGGATATTTAAGGTCTAAAATTCATCTGGAAAATGGCGAATACAGCAACGATAAATGCACTATCCGATTGGGACCATTGAGAAGAAAGGAAAAATCTGAATAACCTTTTGTTTTTCAGAGATATTTCATACATTTGCATTGTGGAAAGAGTGAGGGAAGTAATGTTCCCGCTTTCTACACCAGCCCGGGCAGAGCAATAATCTGCCCATTTTTTATTCTTTCTTCCACAATAGTTTTAGCAATCCCCCCTTATCCATGTAATAAATATCCGGAAGTTCGCCTACCTTTCCCATTGATTTGAAACGTCCTACTTCTCGGTTGATAGCAGAACGCAGGTCCTTATACTTATCGTTAGTAAAATAAAAGATAGCCCTATCCGCTTTCCGAGCATCCTTTATGTAGGTACGGATAGTGTTCTCATTAGCATTATCAATATACTTCACATCCCATGTAGACCCGTCAAACTTCATGTCTGGCACACCTTTTCCCTTTCCGTTTTCCGGCAGGAACTCAACATGCTTACCGCTGTTCTTCGCCAACAACTTACCGACAATCTTCTCGGCATCACCACCACCTTGTGTATTGGTGAATTGATGTTCTTGATGATAAACATTGAATCCACCACTATACTCATCATAATAGGCTTTCGTCCATGCACTGCCGTACGATTGATATTTCTCCTTTGCCTTTTGCCGAAGTTCGTTCCGCTCTGCGGTATTCATCGCTTCAACTTTTACGCCCGTATATCGTGGATTGTCCTTTATCCAATACGGCAATGTCCCCCGATTGTTCGCCTTCTCGATACGTTCTTCATTCGCTTGCAGCCACGAATAGAATTCCTCCGGCGGTTCCGTTACTTCATTCTTTGACTTGAATCCTGATGTGTCCTCTCCGGCAAGAATCTTATCAGTAAGCATATCAATCTCATCGTCCGAAGCAAGTATGCTGACCGCATGGCACATGCAATTTGCGTGCCAACCTTTGAAAATAAATCCCTTCGGATATCTACCGGCAAGTTTATCGCAAATATCTTTCTCTGGATGATTTTTTGAGACCTCTATTTCAATACCTACAACGAAATCAAGCTGTGCCCATCTCTCGTGATCAGCAGTATGGTATGCAATGTTGTTTTCAGAACGTGCCAAGCGTTGTCCATTTCGGAAACTACTACGATACTGTCCCGGTCCCGGATGATAAGCCTTTGCGTTTTTTGATAGAACAAGTTCTCCACGTTTATCCCTTACCCGTCGAAACAATTTATCCGGTTCATTCAAATACTGTTTGACTTTTGCAGCCATGACATTAGCGGACATCCCTTCCCCAATATGGCAATCAATAGCCATTTCCATCTCCTGCCGAAACTGACCTTCATACTTCCAGATACGTTGAGAAAGGTTCAAACCACCATCCTCCGACTTACGGGAGAAGAAAGCATCCATAGCTTTCTTGTTACGTTCAAAGAATCGAGCGAAATGTTTGTTATCTATGGCTTTCTTCCCAAAGACAGCCCGGACAAGTTCATCCGACTTCAAATTAGATTGCTCCCATTCGTTGGCAATACTAAACTGCATAGTTTGATATACACGGCTGTACAGTTCCCGTAGCAGAACGTTTGCTTTGTCGGAAATAGTAGGATAGTCGGCAAAAACAAACGGGCTCTTAGCGTCATAGATTGGCTCTACCTCCAATGCTAAAGAGATAAGCCGCTCCATCACATCCAGGTAGATTGCCCGGACGTTTGCAGCATATCCTTCGGTACGTTGGAGTAATGCCCGTTTATACTTGTTTTCATCAATCTTTGCCATGTCCTTTATTCTGCGCTACCGAAAATATCTTGTTTATACCGGTCCTTCTCTTCCTGCAACTCCTGCTCATGTTGCGCTTTCAAACGCTCTTTTTCCAGAGTGGCATCTTTAATGATAGGATTCATTTCAATAAAGGTTTCATCAGACATACCACCGGCATTCTTTGTCTTAATCAGATTATTAAGCACAGCCTCTATATCTTCACCGAATGGCTCTTGAAACTCGTGCTCCACAACCAGATTATCACACTCATCCCGAAGAGAGATATCCAGAACATTACCGATAATCGCAATGAAAACACTGGCGATACGGTCTGCATATTCGTCGTGCTTTTCCTTGTGCTTGTCTGCCTTGATTACAGCCAAGAGCATAAGTTGTTTCAACGCTTTTGCCGAAATCTGGGAAAGACTCTTCATCGTATCAAAGTCAATTTTAGGAGTAAAAGAAAAACGGTGAATCTTATCGTCCAATTCCTCGCTTTCCTGCTTCTGGTTTTCCGGGGCATTATCCCACGTGAGATACTTCATTTCCGGTTTCTTAGTACCATCCATTGAGGGCTTCAAAATGAACAGTTTACTATCCTCTCCCTTTTCTGGCAAAGAATTAACAATATCCGAATCTGCAACCAATGCAGGGTCAGAGAATCGGTCGTTTACGTCGGCTCTTCGGCTTACCATCATTTCCTTGCGGTGCATCATCGGCTCAACACCTGCACACTCCGGCTCCTGCTCAAAAAGGACCACACATATTTTCTTTGCACGGTTTACCTCTTCTTCAATGTCCCACCCCATAGCGTTACGCTTACAGTGATATATCATCTTCTTTGTGTGTATATCAACATGATATTTGATTTCACCGCCAACCTCCTGCAAGTTATACCCACGAGCAAAACACATCATTCGTCCGAATTGGTCTTTCCGGAAGTATATATCATCACCCAGACTTTTAGCCACAACTTTAATCAAGCAATCCGGCTTACCTTCATCGTTCCGGTATGTATGGAATAGCAACGCACTTTGTCCTTCTGCACCGGCAAGACGCTTTGCCTCGCGAATCTTCGCATTGAATCTGGTACTTTTAATCAAATCAATATAACGGGAGAAAGCCCTATCCGTACCCTTAGATGATTGCGTCCATTTCAAAGGACGGCCATACAAGAATACAAGAGCCATTTCATTGATAAAAACCGGATATGGAATAGGAATCTTCCACTTCTCATCATAACGGAGAAACTTACGTTTTCCCGTCACTGGGTCCTTCTTACCAAAGACAGCCTTACTCGGTCTATTCATCACCTCATGCTGCTGTGTATCATAAACCTTCAAAGCAGCTTCAACCTTCGCAGAGTTATCCGTCATTTGAGACAAAGCACGGCTAACATCCTTTGCTTTCAAAAGTTGTTCAAACTCTTGATTGCGACCAACAGCCGCATTCACACCATTAACAATCCAATTAAACAATCCCATAATTACAATATTAAAAAATTAACCACCTAAAGCACTTAAAATATTATCTTCATCCTCTTCCGATAATTCGACATAGGAATCATCCAGAAGATAATCAATCGCATAAACCAAAATATCCACGAACTCGTCATGTGTCTTAGCCGGGAACTGGCTAACTTCATCTTCAAATTCTTCATTCCAATCACCCTCAACCAATATCACACGGCCGCACTCAATCTTAGGAGAGACACCATGCAAACGCACTTCCTTACTGTCGGTCGGTGATGGTGTCCTTGTCACATTGAGTTTTGTGTACCTTTTGGCAGCTTGAATAACCGTAATCCCATTTGCTTTCGGCTCTATTCTAATCGTACTCCGACCATCATACCCATGTGCCCGTACATAGTCTGGGAGGAACTTCATGAGTTCTGGAAATTCCTTCCACACCTTTTGCGCATGGAATACATACAGAAAGTTTTGTATCCTGCAAGCTGCCAATATACCCGAAGGGTCATTGTCAGTCTTTGCTTTCTTTTCATCATAGGCAGTATCAAGGAAGAAGTGAATCGGAGCACCGCCACGAATTGCAAGGAACTGCGACAATGATATATGACCGAACCAACTTGCCTTAATAATATTACCACCTTCAACCGAAGGCGCCTGCTCATACTGCCCGGCATATCCACGACTACCAAGGTCTACCTTCGCTTCGTCGATAACTTCACGATCAATACGTATCGGGTCCAATAACCCATCGATATACCGTTCTTTCAACTCCGGAGGATTGACACGGTCGGAAACTTCTGCCGGCAGGCATATATGCCGAATCTTGTCTTTCTTCTTTTTCAGCAGGTAGCCGGTCACATCATCATCATGCAGTCGTTGCATGATAGTTACCATTGGAGTATTCTTCTTATCAACCTTACGAGAGGAAAGCGTCTTTGTATGCTCGTTTGCCTGCAGTCTCATAGCAGCAGACTCGGCTTGCTTTGGATTTACCGGGTCGTCGTTAATAATCACGTGAGCGTGCTTGCCCGTAATAGTGCCACCCGTCGAAGTTGAATATCTGGCGCCTCCTTTCGTGTTCTCGTAACTTCCCTTTCCAGATTTATCATGTCTAATAATTACCTCCGGAAACAGAGTACGGTACAAGTCAGAAGTGATAATATCCTTAGACTTTGAAGCATGTTCCAATGACAAATCACCGGAATATGAGTTTGAGATTATCCTCAATCGTGCATCCTGCGTCCAAAGCCATGCGTGCCACATGATAGTTACGATAGTGGACTTTGTGGAACCAGGAGGAATATTGATAATGATATCATACGGTTTTTTCTCCCGTCTAACAATATATCCAGATAGCTCTTGCAGCTCTTCACACAAATACGGAATATGCCAATTAAATACCGGAGTTTCCGGTATTATCACGTCCCAGAACGTTTTTACGAAGTAGAAAAAGGACTTTCTACATTCATCCGCTTGGACAGCTCTCGCCATTTTCAATATTTCCGTTTCCGCTAAACTCACTCTTTCGCTGATTTATCTTGTTTCTCCGCAATACTCAACAGTAACTTTCTCTCTTCATCTGACAACTTCGATACATCAAAATCTTTGCTTGTTACCTGCACCCCGACTCCATCCGGGGCAACAATCTCTTTACGCTCTGTATATCCTCTACTTTTGCCTTTGGTTTTCAGATAGAATATAATAGCCGTAGTGTCTCCCTTCTGTATCTTTTTCAGAAGGGAGGCTTCGGCAATATCAATCTGCAATTCATTAATAGCGTCCGCACGTTCTTTGAATTCCGCATCGTCTCGATACCAGCGATAAAACGTCTGCCGTGAGAGGCCAACCTTCTCACAAGCAAACGTAACAATGCCGCTACACTCTTTCAGCGAGTTTAACAGCTTCTCTTTATCTTTCTGAATATCTTCCTCGGCTTTAGGCATTCTTATACACCTCCTCCCCTATCCCTATAAATATCACCCAACACAGCCCGATAAGAACGTTTCTTTGGGTCACCTGCTATCAATAATTGATAAGCCTTTTGGCAAGTTTTAGAAGATTCATTACCGGACATTTTTGCATATAGTTTCTTCGCTATTGCATAACCCGGATATAAGTCTGGATGCAAAGCGGCCTTTTTCATTGTGTCCCGAAATATCACACGATAATCTTTGTTCTTATCTTGTTCAAACTTCTGGTCCTGCTTAGAACTCCGGAACATATCGGTGTCCCAATACAGCATAACAAGGTCTGCGTTCGGCTCTCTACGAATCACCCTTTGATATAAGTCCGGATAAAACTCCATAACTTTGGGCAATGACTTGATTGTATCTATGCTAAAAAACTGACTAATACGTAGTTTATTAATCGGAACACCCGTCTTATACAAGTAAATGTATGTCATTGGAATAGTCAGATTGTACAACTTAATGTATAGCCATATATCGCAATCCCTCCAATCATACAAAGGGTAAAGGAAATGTGAAGTCCTAATTGCAGCGATAGACTGTCTTCGCTGAATGGATTCTGCCATCCGCAAGCCGACCATCGGAGGAACACTCTTGAAAATCTTATCTCCAAACTCTTGATACGACATCCCCATGCGAAACATTGAATGATTACGGATAGCAAACTTAGGCATAGGCCTCACCCATACACTTTCTTTGCCCGGCTCCCAACAGATAAAACTTTCATCATTCGCCAACCTATTGCAACAGTTATAGTGTCTTATAGGCAAACAGAACCAATAAAACTTAGCGCCCAGAGACATAAATCGTGAACGCCACTCCAATGCGATAGCCTCAACATCCGGATAGATGGCTTCCTCGTCAAAGAATACTACGATAATGCGGTTGAAAGGAATGGAGTATTTCTGCATTGTCTTAACCAACATATCGCACATGCATATAGAATCTTTGCCGCCAGAGAAACTGACGGCAACTTTCTGATTCTTATTGAAGGCTTCGAGAATCCTGCGCTCGGCTGCTTCAACAACATTGATATCCAATTCCTTTACGTACATCTTCGTATGATTTGAGCCTTACTAAACCTTTGCGTACGCTTAGTCATGAGTTTTAAGAATTCATCCCTATCAATCTTTGACAATCTGAATATCTCTTCTTCACTCATTCCTATTTCCTTTGAGATTTCATCTACACTTTTGCCTTTTTCCAACAGAGCTTTCACAATGTTCTCCATCGGCTCAAGTAGATGTGTTCCACGGGCACGGTTAAAAGTAACCGTACCGTACATATCTTGACTCTCGTCCTTATGTGCCACAATCACAATCGGAATTTTATTTCCGAGCATTGTTTTTAATGGCTCCCTGCCGGAAACAAGCCAACGGTGGAATCCGTCGATTATAGTGTAATCCGGACGCACAACGATAGGAAAGCAGAAGCCATTAGTAAGGATGCTCTGCATTAACAGCTTCAAATTCTTCTCCAGAACCTTGTTAGGATTATAGTCGTTCGGCTTCACCTTATTCCGGTCCACGAATTGAATCTCCCGAAGTGGTTTGAATAAATCTACATTTTCCATGACTCAATTTATTAAAGCGTGAATTCCTTACCGCAGTGCGGACAAACTATCGTATTAGCCTTTTGCATACCGGCTTCGATTTCATCTACTTCTTGATTGTCAGCAGCTTCTTTTTCCGGCGTGAACTGTTGTTCTTTCTTCGCAGGCTCCGCAAAGTTTACTCCCATATTATCAGCACTGACCTCGTGAATGATGGCATCCAGATATTCCGGAGTAAAACCGATAATATCAACATCCCCAATTTCCTTAATCAGCTTCTCCATATCACCGAAATTCACGTGTGACATAGTCTGAATCTTATTGTCTTCCAGAACGAGCTTTTTCTTTTCCGTATCAGTAAGACCATACATCACCGTAATAAAAGCCTCTTTGTCACCTCGGTATTCCAGAGCCTTCTTCTTACCATGACCGCAGAGAATCATCATGTTCTCATCAACTACAATCGGATAATACTGCCCGTATCGTTCCAGACTTTCAGCAAGTGCCTTTATCTGCTCTTCCGGATGAACATTCGGATTACCCGGAAACTCCTTCAATTTCGACAGGAGTACATTTTTTGTTTCTAACTTTTTCATTCCTACACAATTTTTATTGATTAAACTTTCCCCTGCAAGAACTGCCTCGCAGAAGGTATATAGTTAGCAGCTTCCTCTACCAAGCTACTATCTATTTCATAAACTTCCCTAAAACCATTTTCCACGCTTCCGCACCACTGCCGAGCAGCCCAACAGTGAGTACCAACACGAAAACCGCGAGGCCATGTGTAAATCGGTGGCATTGGAAGATGATAATAGTGGATGATCGCAAGAATTTCCTCATGCTTAGTATCAGCAATAGGAGAAAAACGGGTGATACCTCTCGCATTGGTGTACATCCCACCGGGACCTACATAGTTCCCGTCTTGTATTCTTCGACCGAGGCAAAGAACATCTACCTTGTGTTTCTTCACATAGACATCCTGCGCCCGGTGCTGAACTATGCTAAACCACTTTGCAGCCAAGGAAGAGTCATTCGGAAAAAGCATTTCGGGATGTGTCGCCAACCATTTAAGGTCCTGCCCCGTATTGATTACCTCCAATCCTGCCGGATGGTTGTTTTCTATCCATTGCAGGAAAGCAGGATATTCCAGATTGCAGCGTCCGAGCAAACAGTCATGCACTCCGGCCTGCTCCATTATGAAACCAAGAGCGATGCTGTCTTTTCCACCACTCCATCCATAAGCCACACGTTTTCCACGGACACACGGTTTCACTTGTTCGACTAAGCGGTCAATCAGATTGTCGGTTTCCTGCTTCGATACAAACTGCTCGATATTGGAAAACACCCGAAGCCAATCCGAATGTGATGAACTCTGTTTTTTACCCAGAACTGTTTTCATAGCTCATTGAATTGTAGAGCCACACTTGTAATGAAAGCCCTTGCACCTTCATCGTATTTCAGTTGTAGCCAATTATACTTAGTTACCTTGAACCGGATGTTTGCCACGAATCCCGAAAGCGCACGCATAGAATATCCGGCATTGAAAACGAAGCGTCTATAATCCAGACCACCGAGTACCTGCAGACGGTCACCACTCATAAACCTTCGACCATTATACAGATTATCCCATGTAGCATCCACCATAAACCCGGCAGGGAGTTTTATTGTACCGGACAATGTTTCAGTGAACTTCTTTGCTTTCGTGTTGTAGGTTGAACGTGCCAAAAGATAAAACCGTTGCTGATAGTTCACATTCAGCCATGCAGCCAAAGAAACCGCTTCGGTATTCATGTTGTATTGAAGAACCGGAGTAACAGAAAAACACTTGGCAACGTCTGCCCGGTAGCCAATAAATGGAGCAACGGAAGAGCCGTTACCCCCCAAAGATGTAGTGACCGGCATAAATATCCGGAACTTGGTCGGTTGAGTGATACCATCGTAAACTTGTGCCCCGGCTGTCAATGACAGAGTAGCCAATACGAGCATGATAAACAGCTTTCTCATAATCCTAACTCCTTTCTATACTGCTCATGTAGTTCTTTTGCATTTTTCAACTTCGGACATTCCTTTTTGCAATAAGCACATGTTACGTCCTCTACGTCCTTCCGCATTGCATACACTCCATGTTCGGGACACATAAACAAATTGTATTCATTCGGAGAAGATATTGCTATGATATACTTCTCCGCTTTTGATAGCCTTTTCATTTCCTACGTGATTTTTTATGATTAAACTTCGATTGCTTCTTCTGGCGCACATAGCGCATACTACCTTGTAACTGTTTGTAGTGGGAAACTGATTTTCGGATATCCTTTGCCGTTCCCTTTGCCGATTCCGTTAGATTCCTAAACGTGCGTATATGTCCCTCCATCCTATCTGCGCATTGAAAATATTCAGCACCGAGCGTTTTAATCTCTTCGATGCACTTATCCATTTCCGAACGGTCAATCTTAACCACCATTTCCAACGGACCACTCTTCAAACGTTTACGACGAATAGCCATAAATCCAGATGCAAGTATCGTGAAGAGAGAGCCAAACACAATCATTGGAATATTACCGGTGAAGTTTCCGTAAGCGAATATCGGAAGACCTACAATCATGCTCGTTAGGACACCGTAAAACAACCCTCTTTCGCTCATTCTTTTGCCGAGAATAGCGAACACCGTCGGAAGCATTACGGATGAACGTAGCGTCCCGTAAAGCAAGAAAAGATATAGAATCGTTAGACCTGGAATGTTTGCAATCAGAATAGCGGTAACAGTAACTGCAATCATTGCAAAGCGAGCTGCCCGTACTTCATTTGCGAAAAGGATAAAAAGAAAAATATTCTTCTGAATCCGTTCATGCCATTTCTCGTTCATGGCTAACCGTTTCACCACATCATGTCCTGCAACGGAACTCACTGCACAAATAATGCTATCAACGGTTGATATCAGCCCGGACAAAACGAGCACAAAAAACAAATACAAAAACCATTTCGGGCAGAAAGCCATTACAGCCCCTACGTTTGTTAATTGGGTGTCGGATATAGCCAAACCTGCCCCGGCTGCAAAAAAGCCAAATACCGCCAAAGAAATGGGTACAACAGCAAAAATAAAGGCAGCAGTTATCATTGTGCGCTTCACTTTGTCAGCTTTCACACAGAACACCCGCTGCCAGAACATCTGGTCGCCAAACGTCCCAGACAGTAAACCTATCGTTGTAGGAATACCGAAGGACAAAGTAACCATAAGCCCGTTACCCGAAAACAAATCAGAGAAACCACCATTAACACCTCCCAGACCATTGAACAATGCTTCTGGTCCGGCACTTGAAAACATTATAGGCAACCCCAACAATAAAACAACCACAATCCAAAGCATTTTCCAGAAGTCAGTAATGATGCTACTCCGAATACCGCTTGCAAATGTGTACGCCAAAGGACAAAGCGCCATCACTATCGTAGTAGCGGTGAACGATATACCGGTAATCTTTGAAAAGATGGTAGCTCCGGCAAGAAGTTGAACGGCAAAACTCATCGTCTGCAACCCGAATGACTCGATAAGAAATAGATTATGGCAACGTTTCGAATACTTCTCACGAATATAATCCGAGAACGTCCATCCTTCCGGTCGGAGCTTACGCATCTTATTGGCAAAGAAAGCAAACAGTAACAAGGTTAATACATTCGGCACGACAAACCAGAATACGCCTACAAGTCCTTGCGTGTATGCCTTTTCCGATGCAACGAACATCGACGGAGCCCACACCCATGTAGCAGCCATCGAGAAAGCTGTAAGCAGCCACGGCATACTCCGGTTTGCAACCAAAAATTCTTCTTTCGTCTTTTTGTGTTTTCGCAGGAACACAACGAGCAACATCATTGCAACAAAGTACGTTGCAATCAGTGCCCAACCCTCTAAACTTGATAATCCTTCCATTTTACACTAATTTTTAAGATGTAACATCTGTCATTTCCACGCAAATATAAAGAAAGTGCGCTTATTAAGCACATATTTAAGATAAAATTATGCGTTTAACAAGCACACTTAGCAATTCAAACATACTGTCTAATAGCCAAATACGAGCATTGCAGCATCCCGTGAATGTTCGCTCGTCCTCTTTTCGTATTTAGTTAATCTCTTGAATGATAAAGCATTGAGCTTTGTCTTTGAATCCTTTGGATGAGTCATTTCGTAGGGAATGCCGGTATCTTTAAGAAAATCATCCCAAATGTGAGCATCCCGTTTAACAGAGCCGACACCTTGCAGCATTTTTCTCTCCTCATCCCTACTTTTGTAGTTGGATTGAAACCATTTCCTTAAACGTGGGTCCTCAACACGAACTAATATGCTTCCTCCGTATGTGTCATACATCTGTTTAACATACATCATAGCTTTATGAATTGCAGTAGTCTTTATCAATTCAAACTTTCTCGCAGCAACATTCCACGTAGCAACTCCGGTATCTACTCCGGTATCAATGCCGATAACATAAGCGTATTTTTTAATCATTTCTCAATCAGTCTTTTTTAAGTTTATACATACCCACCTCTCCCCCCTATAGTCCCCCCTCTCAAAACGCTATTCGTTTTTTGTAACTTGAATTTCTATCATCTGCATACAGTGTGGAGAAGTAAACTTTTCAAGTTCCGAGCGTTTAGGAAGAATAACCGTCATGTAGGCATCATCCGGAATAAACTTGTATCGGGCAGCTTTTACCTCATAGATGGAAAGTGGCTTATCCGATTTCACTGTCAGGTGCCAACGTCCTTCGACGATACTTGTCATTACCAGATTTGAGCCATGCAGGAAAGCGCCCTCTTTATACTCTCCATGTTCATCACGACAGATAGCCGGACGGTCGTAGGTAGCATTCAGCTCTGCAATCAATTCATCATTTAATCGCTTTCGTTTCAATGGGACCGGGATTACTATTGCAGGATTCAGTTTTGCAGCAGCCGGTTTGTTTTCTACTTTCAAATTACCGGAAAGTGCCTGCACATTGCTTTCTTTTGTTTCCTCTTTAAGGAGTTTTGTAACTTTCTCTACGTCTTGCATAATTTCAATTTTAAATGGTTTATAATCAATATCTAAATTTTGTAAAGTGGATGATCGGCAACGATTCAACAAACGACATACCGGTAAACCACTCTTTCCAATCTTCAACAGCCAGCCCGTCGTTCTCTGCGATTTGTTTCATAGTTAGCATCGGCATAGGTTTCCCGTCAATACAATAAACGGCACGTTCTACTCCGTCTTCGGAATCGGTGTATTCCATGACACTCAATGCCTGCATCCCTATGCCATCATCTTTTCCAAGACGGAATAGTTCGACCTGGACATTCCCCTTTTCATAGGGCCTACCGTTCCACTGCCGGACAGAGATAACAGCTTTTCCTTCCTGCACTTTCTGCATTATTCGCGACCAACGTTCAAGATTGGTGCGGATAGTATGTACTTTCATCATTCCAGATGCCGGAGGACAATCTTCCAATTGTTGTTGTGCTTTTAATGCCAGTTCTAACTTTTCTTTGAATCCGGTTTGTTCTCCGGCTTTCGGATGCTCTTTCGGGAACTCCTTCGAAAGCATCAATACATAAACTTTGATTTGGTCTTTTTTTTCCATGATTACTATTTATTATCGGTTTCTACCATGTAATTCTGAATATGATTTCCACCCCAGTTCGGTAAACTGCTTAGAGTACACTTCTCCACGTGGCATTATTGGTTGCCAATTCTCATCACAAAACAAACGATAGTGATACACTTCCGAATGTTTCCCTTCCTCGCTGTATGGAGGCTCACACCACAACAAACGACGATTATTGCCGAAGAACTTTTCCAAAATGTGTTCCAACTTCCTAATATCACGTCCACCGGGGAAGGAGATAGATAAGTGATAGCAACGTTCGTAGTCTGGATTCTTCCACCATCCAGAGGTATGATATCCAACGTCACGAGTGAGAATGATAATACAATCATACGGCTCAACAAACCACCGGCAGCTTTCAAGATAATCAGTATGCGCGGAGCCATCAAATGTTCCATTCTTAGCGACTTTAGCAATACGAGGAAAGATATCAGCGTCAGTGGTATTAAAGGAAATCCATTTCATCTTTATTCTGTCTTAATTGCTCTTCAAGCCATTTAACTCCTTTCATAAACCCCTCAACAAAAGCATCGGAGCAAACTCTTTGTACTTCTGGTGAACAAATTGCTTTATCTCTATGTAACGGGCAGATAGCGCACATTCTACTTCGACCATTTGCCCGTTTTGCGGCTTTAGCTACCCCTCTCATCTGCACCCTCCTTTCTGTAAGTCGAATATGTTATTTGTATATTTCTGGTACAAAGCATTGTCTCTCCACACTTAGGACAATCAATCTCCAACTCTTCACCGTCACCACCTCCGAACTCCCATGAATCATTATCCTCATGTCCGCAATACGGGCAGACGATTTGACTTGTATATTCCGTATCTCCCATGATTAAAAAAGTTTTGGTTGTTGTTGTTCTAAAACTACTTTATTCGCTCTCTCAATCTCATCGTCTATCTCCTTTTCGACCTGCTTACACTGTCTCAAAACAGCAGACGAACGAGTTTGAAAGTATTCCTTTTGAAGTTTCCGCATATAGGAAACCCTATTAAAAAATTGTTTTGAGTTCATAATATTCTGTTTATTTAAAAATTTCTACTAAGTTTCCACCTGCATCAAAACGGCAATGACAAAAAGCTATCGCATTCCTTTTTCGCTTACCTTGAACATGAAACCGCTTTTCAAAAGCAGGACACCAGTCCGAATACAATAATTCATCAAATGGAAGAACAGCACAAGGAAATAAATTTCGTACCTGCCTAATTATGTCCGGTCGGTGAGTTCTAAAATCCAGAGAAATATCTTCTTTTCTGGTCCGAACGTATATCCACCATCCACCCATTATCCATGACTCGTTATAGAATACCCAGACACACCCAGGAACAATCTTTTCACACCTACGTTTCCAATAGATATGGTTGTCTTGCTTTTCTTTCTTCCGAGCAAATATCTCTTTGTAGGTGTATTCTTTCCAGTCCTCCCATTGATAATTCTTGTACATGTAGGCAACATGGCGGGGAAGGTCAATTCCCCACCAAGATTTAGCTCCACCTCGTGACATAATGGTACACATGATCAATCTCCTTTCAGCTTTTCAATCATAGCGTTTGCAAATCCAACAGACCATTCAGTCACAGTCTTAGAGTCTGCAGCTATTGCAATACTATCGTGCGAGTTTGCACAGAAACCTTGCATTGCAGCCTTTGCCAACTCATAGCGTCGTTGTTCCCAATCTACACCCGAAATAATCCTTTCAGTCTTTATCCAATGCGCATCCCTCGTATGCATTCCTTCCGGAACAATGGCAACTAACTTACCTTCACTTGTCATAACAGGTTTAAAGCCTTCTGGAATTTCGTTTACTCCCTCGTGAGGAATGATAATCTTCATGTTTTCCATAACTTTATTTATTTCAAAATTGTTATAATCTATCTGTTCTATATCTATCCGTAAAATCCACAATAGTTTCTAAAAACATATCAGAAGCATTGTCCGAAATAAGGCAAGCAGCCTTCTTAGGCGTTGTTTCTTTATTGACATATCCGTTATTAATAACATACACCGCATACTGACCGCCAATTATGATATGCCAGATAGCTTTCGCTTTTTCTTTTAATCGTTTCATCTTGATTTTTTATTAAAATATTCTATTAATTCTACCACGGATGCTTTATGCCATAAAGCCGGTCCTCTGAACCAATTATTCCTACTTTGAGTTTCGCACAACACGAACAAAGGCTCTTTGTTATACACAAACCATTGCAGATAATCAGTATCGCTACGAATAGCGGAAATAGCAAGGAATAAATCTTCATTTTCGCCACAATCAATGTAACCGCTACAATTATTCAATGAATCAGAACACTCAAAGGCTGTCAATTCATACCCAAAGACTTTTATGTTATCTCCCCATGCATTCAGTTCCTCATCCAGAAGGAAGGGACGTACACCAATCTTTTTTAAGCGGTCCCGAAGTTCCGGCGTATTCTTACGTATGAAACATGGCGTTGTAAAACCGACTACCTTACTTCCTTTTTTGGACACTGGTTTCATCAACTCATCTTCAAATTTTTGCAAAACTGCTCCGGCATAATTTGTTCCACCAATAACGAAATATCCTTCGGTTACAGTAGAAAAAGCTCGGATAGCCTTATCATTGAAATGTTGAAGTTCAGTTCTTAGCTTCTCAATCTCTACATTTTTTTCATACTCCGCAGCTTCAACGGCAGCTTCCGCATTTTCCATGCAGATATGACCACCATCGAATGACCTCGCAAGTATGTTTTGTGCTTTCTTGGATTCCATATTAATATTCTTTTTTAGTTAGTGATTCTGTATGTATGTCACCAACATTTCACCCAATGGATGAAAGTATTTTAATCCAGAGAAAACGAGTCCGGCACTCATTCCACTATGCCCTTGTTTTGAAAACATAGTCCGGCAAAATTCCATTTTTTCCGATTCCTCTTTTGCATTATCATTCAGTGTAGCAATCAGCTCCAACAAACAGTCAAGCTCCATCCCACGGTAAAGGTCATTTAGCCGAATAGGAACAATCTTATCCCAATATTCCAAATGTTCTACGGGAATAATACCTCTTGCACGTTTCCGGTATTCATCCGTCAATTGAGGAATTTTAGCCTTAAATTCAGCTTCCTTTCTCTCGTATTCCTCATGTTCCTTACGTAAATGTTCCTCATATTCCCACTTCGACGTGCCAAGAACTTTAGCGTAAATCTCATCGATGGTGTCAGTGGAATACAATACTTTTCCATTAAACTCTCCGCAGCACGGAGCATTTATTTGCAAATCTTGATATGCCTTATCAAGGTCTTGTCCTGCATAAAATTCTATTTTCTTCATATCTCTTCTTAATTAATTGCTGATTTTCTATTTGAATATCCCTAACTCTTCCTCAATCCTCTTTTCTGCAAGGCAGACATAGTCGGGATTAAGTTCAAATCCTATAAAATTTCTATTGAGTTTCCTCGCTACAACGGCCGTAGTGCCAGAGCCTATAAAAGGGTCGAGAACTATTCCTTTCTCCGGACATCCTGCTTTTATACAGTCAACTATCAGTTTTTCTGGGAAAACGGCAAAATGTGCATTCTTACAAGCGGCTGTCGGAACAGACCAGACCGAACGTTTATTCGCTTTGTCAGCATACTGATATTCACGTGTAGTACTTTTCCGGAACATTGGATTGGATTCATCTAATTCCGCAGCCGCAGCAAAAGCCTTGTGTCCTACATTCTCAACTTTGCCAATCCTACTTTTTACGCTTTGGGAAGCTACCTGCTGAATAGACTTACTATCAAAATAGTATTTTCTACTTTTCGACAAGAGAAAAATGTATTCATGTGACTTTGTGCATCGGTCCGTAACACTTTCCGGCATCGGATTAGGTTTACTCCAAATAATATCCTGCCGTAGATACCACCCATCGGCACGAAGAGCAAAAGCAAGCATCCAAGGAATGCCAATCAAATCTTTATTCTTGCATCCCGTACACTGTTTTACCAACGTAGCTTTACCAAGTGTACCTCTATTAGTCCCTTGCTTATAATTCATTGCGTTTTCTGGATAACCTGCCCCACCTTTCATTGAACCGGCATAGGAATCTCCAATATTCACCCACAATGTACCATCTTCAACCATTACACGACGCACCTCACGAAAAACAGCTACTAACTTCTCAATATATTCCTCCGGAGTTTTTTCTAAGCCAATCTGTTTTTTATTGCCATAATCCCTTAACCCGTAATATGGTGGAGAAGTCACACAACAGTTTACCGAGTTGTCCGGTAGTTCCTTCAACCCAGATAAGCATTCCGATATATGTATATGATTTACTGTCATTTTTACTTATTTTGAGTAATACGCTTCTTTTGTCAATTTATCAAGGGCCTCAATCGTACTTTTACAAGGAGAAGAAGAAAAAGCAATGTGTTCTACTCCGTACAAGTACTTTGGAGAGTCCTTTTCTATAAATTCAAACCGCTTTTTGTGAGTAACAACTCCGAGTTTTGCAGCACGCCCAATCTGATTCTGTGGAATACCGACATCTGCAGAACATGCTTTCAAACTGTCATACTCCTTGCCGGTAGTGATACATCGTACCGGCTTCTCCATTTTCGGTTTGCCAAAGTTCTTATGTCCTTCATGTATCATTTGCATGGCACGTTCTCTGGCAAGTTCTCGGCGCTTCTGTTTCTTTTCCTCCGAGCATCTATCCCAACCATTCCCGAACTTGTGCCCTTTCTTGAAATGGTACGTCAATCTGTCCCGGTTAGGGTCAAGTGTGTATTTCAGTTTATCAAATTCTCCACGTAGGTAGATTTCGCGAAACTCTTCCTCATACCACCATCGAAGCCCACGGCAGATAGTTCCTCGTTTACAACTGTCAGTGATACTGTGTCGGTCCATTCCGTATTTATCAACAGCGTCTTTGATAAATTCAAAGTAGCCTGCAATGGAACCGTCCGGATTGACTGCGACAACAGAATGTTTCCGACCTGGATGTTTATAACCTTTTGTTCCCATAATCTGACTAATTAAATTTTTCCCAAAGAAGATTTGATAACTTTTCCCGTATGTCTCGCATAGGTGTATGATCGGACTGACCAAAAGGAGAAGGAATAATAAAACCCGTTTTCGGCAGTCGGTTGCAGATAGAGTACTCTACGGAAGGGGAATCATGTTCGAACGAATCTTTGAACATCGTTTTCAACTCCGGAATAAACTCATCCTTTACTCGGAAAAAGCATTGATTTTCATGTGAACCAAGAGTGCCGTCTGCATAGCGGATAAGAACTAAATCACTACCAAACTCTCCTGCTTCCAACCGTACTTGTACAATTCGTCCAACGTACATCAAAGGATTAACCGTACCGACTTGTAGCCCAGTAGAAACAAACGTTCCAAAGTCGCTTTCAGACCACTTGTGAATAATATCACCGTGGTTATTGATAATTTCATTGAAAATTTGCTTTTTCATGCTGCAATCTTTTTAAACTCAAACAATTTCTTACTTAATGCCTCACAAAGCACACGAGCCATATTCACCTCTACAGCATTTCCGATAAATTTCTTTTTATCTGCCTGCGTACCGACCAACACGTAGTTCTCCGGAAATCCCATAATCCTTTTAAGTTCCAAAATCTTCAACATTCTCATTTTTATATCAACTATCTGGTAAAGCGCCATGAAATTGATAATCTTCCACATGGGAGGACAAAGAGAATCGATGTCTTTGAAAATATAAACCGGGCGTTTCTGAATGACTTCTGAAATCCAACCATAGTAGTTATGAAAGGCATACACACCATGTTCCGTAGATATAAAATAAGGAGGTGTTTTATCCATCCGAGCAATCAACGTAAAACATGGATTATCAATGGAACTACCCGCACTCTGATATTGTGGATTCATCAAATAATGATGCTTCCGGTTTGCAGTGATAGTCTGTGCAGGTTGCTCGATACTACTCCCAATGTTGCTAAAGTTAGTATTCATCAGCCACGGAGTAACAAGAGCATATTTAGGATTTACAGTGATACATCCTAACGGTTGATTTGCAGACGAAGGCTTACTCTGTCCGTATTGTTGGTCGATAAAAACAGGAGCTACAATACGTTGTTTGGGGACCGTAGTTATAGCAGAACAAGGGCCATTTAGATTTCCATGCTGTCCACCTGCTGAATAATAGTTCATGAAGAACGGGGAAATAAGCGAAAGTCTATCTTTCGTTAAAATAGTAGGACTCGGGGCATTGATATCTTTCCCTGCATCTTTGAAGTTATAGGAGCAAAGAAACTTTGGATGAACACAATTAAACCGGTCTTTTGTTGATACTGTCGGACATGGCCTATTGACAGAACTTACATTATCCCCATTGCTATAATAGGCAGCAAGAAAAGCGGATGTCACAAGCGAATGATTATCTATGCACTTTATTGTATGTGCAGGACCCGTTATCGGAATATTCTTGCTATCCGGGTCCCCACTAAAATACTTACTCAAAAAATGAACATTCGCTATCCCTAATCTATTTTGGCAGCTTACCACCGGACAAGGTTCGTCAATACCAGGAGCATTGTACCCACCATTGCGGTTCATCGAATTCCATTTCACCATGAAAGCATCCCTTCCTCCTGCCACAAATTTCACAAGTCCGGAAAATATACGCTCAAGAGTTTTATCCGCTAACGGTTTTTTACGGTTGAAAATGGATTCTCCTTCATCCTGCAAATCTAAAACGTCTTTCACCGGACGCCATTTCTCCATATTACAGAACATATCCCTCTTTCCATCTTTACAGTGAGAAGCCTCCGGCCATGCTATCGGAAGCCCTTTTGCTGCAAATTGTCCGAAGAATCTCCGTCTGGAAGTAAATGCCCCATAATCGGCAGCGTTTAGAATTCTATGTTCAAACTCATACCCGTAACTCTTGACATTACGTTTCCAACGTTCGTATAAGCGCCCTTTGTCCTTAGAGATAGGTTTACCGTTTGCATCCATATCACCCCACGACATAAACTCTTCGACATTCTCAATCTGAATGTAGGAAGGATGAAGAGCTTCAATGTATCGGAAAAGATGTTCAGCCAACGTCCGGCTATCCGCATCTCTGGGAAGTCCTCCCTTCGCTTTACTAAAGTTGGTACACTCTAACGAAGCCCATAGGACCAAGTGCGCTTCTGGATAGATTTGTTTCATTCGGTTTACATGCGCAACCAAAGGAGACAATTCAAGCGTTCGGATATCCTCTGTGAAGTGTAATGCGTCCGGATGGTTAGCTGCGTGGCTCGCTATCGCATTTTTATCGTGATTCACACATGCAACTACCTTGGAGCATTGTTCGTTGTTTACACGGGCTAATTCGACTCCGGTCGAAGTTCCTCCTGCTCCACAAAACAAATCGACATACAGCAAGTTAATCATTCCTCACCTCCTTTCGGAATGAAAGCGTTCCAACGTCTGGTTATCTCATACCCCAATTTCGCTGTGTCCTCATAGGTCTTTTCAACGTCAATCAAACGATTTGTGTTGGATAGCTTTATAGTAGCAATCGGATAGTTCCAACCATCTTTTAAGCATATCTCTACTTCCTTGTACTTGGAAGAAGGAATACAGACCATTGGAAGTTCTGAATTTAGCGTACCAGAACAACAAGAAAATACGGGTGTATAAACTTGCTTCTCCGTTTTACCCATCATTGCAAGATGGAAATTCATTAAAGCCTCTTGGAATTGCTTCTCATTAACATCCTCCGGTTGCTCACAATCGGGCAAAAACTGGGTAATAAGCTCTTTTGAGCTTTTAGGTAAATCAATCTTTGTCATAACAATGTTGCGTTAAATTTTTATCTTCTCGATTCACCTTGCAAGTGAATCACATTATATTTCTTAAATCGGTCATTAATACGACCGTGCTCATCATCGAAATACTTCATCAGTTGCTTTGCTGACAAGTTGGTAGTGATGTGGCAATACTTATCATAGAACTGCCATATTTCAGACCTTGCAAAAAGAAACTCACTACACAATTCCTTCGTATTTGTACCGTAAAAGGTTGTCAAATCCAAACCGATATCATTCAAACAGAGATTTATCGGAAAGCATTGAAAAGCCTTAGAATCATTTTCATTGTAGGTGTACTTATCCAGATTGTTATGCAATGTGTAATAGTTCACCATCTGACCAACTGACAAATTCAAAAACATCATCGGGCTTCTAATCTGTATCAGATATGCAGCGAAAGTTTGCATCAGTACTGTTTTTCCGGCTCCCACTCCACCACAAAGCATTATGTTATTATGCAGCTTATAGTCCTTTTCCGGATAGATACCTTCTGCAGAGCGGCATCGGTTGAAATAGTGAAGCAAAAAACGAATCACTTTTTCATTTTCCTCATCAACTACAAATTTCCGATTCTCACGATATAATATCCGATTACCAATCCCAATAAGAGCGTTCAAATGTGATTGATAGGATTCGTCCGGAAAATCATCGAAAATCCTCGTTGTAGTCTGGCTTTGTCCCGCTTGAACTTCCCGAATTATGTCCCCGATTTGTTCCTTCTTTTTTATTTGCTCCATCTTTCCACTCTTTTAGACCCGTATATTTCCACCAATAAACGAAACGTCGTTTTGCATCTGGCAATGTCAGTATCGACTTCTCTTCACCAATAGACTGTATCCACGAAAGGAACTTATCAATCTGTTCCGGAAGCATTGGCAGGAAATCCACACTCAAACCGGATTGCATACAAGCATTTTCTTTCCAAAGTTTATCTTTCAATAGAGAATCCTTAATCTCCCCGATTTTTATGAAGGGCTCTCTCCCATTTTCCCCCTCTGGGGGATTATAGGGGGGAGTTATTATATTATTTATATTATTAATATTATTAGATTTGTCCCTTCGTTGTCCCGTCACTGTCCCGTCGCTGTCCCGACTTTGTCCCGTTGGCTGTCCCGATTGTTGTCCCGTTTTTTGGGAATTATTTTCGTATTCATCTGTATTACAACATTTTTCACCGTTTAACGCTGTCCCGATTACTGTCCCTTCTACCGTCCCGTTTGCTGTCCCGGATTTTTCCGGAATATCAGCAAAACCCGGATTTCCACTGTCCCGACTTTGTCCCGGCTCTTGTCCCTTTACTTCTGAAACGAAATTATATTCTCCATATTTACAGATAGTTATAACAGTTTGGTTTGTCCCTTCTGCTGTCCTTTTGCTTATCATGCCTTCCGAGATGAGCATATTAATGAAATTATCCACCCTATTTTTGGACCAACCCCACAATTTGGCTAAGTGCCGCAATGATGCGGGGTATTCTCCACGATGGATTTCTACCATTTTACCTTTTATCAGTATCTTGGTCGAATTCGCCTCAAACCGTGCTAATCTCAATAAGTCGATCCACGCTTCGGCACAACTGAATTCTCGCTGTTCGCGCCATAATGGGTGCTCAAATAGCTTTCTACTTAGCGGTAAAAATCCTTCTTTCATCTCTCGTTGTGATAAGATTATTACTCTATCTGTTTTTTCTCGGCACGGGTAATCCAGATAGTTTCACCCGTATCAGCATCAATAAATGACTCCTTCCAAGTGTTGTAGTTCTCATCGATATAATCCATGCGAAGTTTCAGACACCCCAAATACCATGCAGCAATGCTACTGTAAATTTCAGAAGAAGTAGACTCTTTTATTAGTTCCAGAGTCGCATCACGTAATTTATCCATATCAAAGCAGCTTCCTTTTGTGGCAGCATCAATTAGCGCCATAGTTCGCTTTTTAATATTGATAGCCTTACCATCGCTCCGGCAGATAGCTTCTACAAACTTTTTGCAGGCAGACAATACTTCTTCTTTTTCCGCATCTTTCTTTATCATCCGGCTATACAGACTACACGAAGGAGAAATATCACTGTGAGCATTCACAATGTCAGCAATAGCACCATCGGAAGAATAGTAATACACGTCCATTATCGGTGTCTCTTGGATGCTAACAATAATCCAGTCACCCATAGAGTCTTTATTAAAGTCCTCCATGATACGCTGCGCCCGGTCTGTATCAGAAGCACGCACCAAATACTTGTAATTATTCCTTTTTTCATCACCGGAATCCTCGTCTATGACAACGAATGCTTGAACAACCTTGTAGTATCTGTCGTCAGCTTCCGTAGCATCCCTTTCTATGATAGAATCAATGCTAAAACGTGCGATATCATCTATGTACAAAGTACTACCTTCTCGAACGAAAGGAGTCAGTTCTTTGGTTATTCGTTCCTCGGCTTCTCCCCAGAGGATTGCATCAACCAAATAAACTTCGCTGACTTTTTTCTCCTTTCCGTTTTCCATTGACTTACTGTAGTGTGTTCTACACTGAAACCATGATTGCATCATAATTAATTAATTTTTGATAATTTCTTCAATATATTTTTCACTAATCTAACTGCATTTTGTACCCGGGTACTTTTGCCTACCAAATCAACATTATCAATTAGAATTGGCAGTAGCCGGAGCAGGTCTTTCACTATGTAATCTGGCACTGTTTTCATTTTCCTTCCAATTTTTGTCTGGTTCCGGTAGCTCCATTCCCAGGTACTCACTTGCATATTCTCTTAACTTATCCACGTAGGTATTAAAGGTCACGGTATCCATTTCAGAAGTTGAAGAAGGTATCTCTACGACTTCTCCGGTATCTTTATTGACTATCTGTTCAGATGTAAACTGTCCCTTGAAAAATTCGTGTATCTGTTCTATGGTCGCGAACTCCCAACCAACATTTATCATTCCTTTTAAAAGCAACGGGTAAGCACATCCCCACAAATAGCCGTTTTGCTTGTTGGAACGCTGTCTACGGACTTTTTTTATAGTAATGATATAAATACCATTCGCCAACAGAGAGAAAGCCAACAACAAAGCCTTACTATCGAATAGTCCGTTTACCTTTTCAAACCTTAATGTCATTAGTACGGTACTTTACTGAAATTAATAACTACTCCTTTGTTAGCAGCGACCACCGGCTTTCCAGTCAGTTTTACAACTTCATCCACAAACCTTTTCTCGTCCGAATTTCCATCAGATAGATGGATGAGGACAATGTTTTGCGTCTGTGACAAATCATTTGCGGATAGCAACCCTTTTGTTGTCTCAATCTCCATGTGCGATTTGAGCAACCGGGGACGCATAGATGGCGGTGTCCGGCCATCTGCAATATTCTTATCAAGAATATCATCCGCATAGTTAGCTTCAATCAGCCAGTGATTCACATTATCAAAGGTGTATTCACAATAGAAAGTATCAGTGAGAAAAACAAGTCTTCCCATGTCCGGGTGATCGACTTGATAACCGAAAGCCGGAACGTCATGCTGTACACCGAAAGGAATAATCTTGAAATTGCCAACTTTATAGCCACGTCCCGGCTGTACAACCTTCGCGAATGGTGGCATAACAGAGAATCCTTTGCTTTTGCAAACAGCTTCCGGTGAAAGTACCGGAAATCCTATCTTTAGATACTCTGTATAAAATCCTGCATGGTCGTTATGCTCATGGCTTACCAGACATCCGACAATCTTACTGATATTATAGTTCAGAGCCTTCTTGACATTGACAAGTTTAATCCCTGCCTCTATTATCAGAGCTTCATCCTTATTTTCAAGGATGTAGCAATTGCCGAGACTATTACTTCCTAATACTTTCAGTTTCATTTTCTACTTTCTTAGCTTTATAAAGTTGGGTATATTTCAGTTTCGCAAGAGGCCATTGTAAGAAGAAAGCGGCAGGCCTCACAAATTCGTGAGGCACTATACCAGCAATCCAAATTACCGGTTGCTTTCTTTCAGACAAATCAAACAGTTCATTGAAATCGGTAATTCTACCGTTCCTCACATATTTACTCTTACTCATGATTAATATGGAGGTTTATCATCCACTGCATTCGCTTGCTGCGTAGGAGAAGGTGCAGGGGAAGGTTGCTGTGCCGGAGCAGCAGGTTTTACTTCCTCAAAATTGGCATCTTCAACATCACCCAAATGTTTCTTGTTAGCGGCTCCTTCTATCTGTGCGGCCCGTTGTCCGACAGTGGTATCGACTTCCGTATCATCCGGTTCATCAAACAATGCCGAATCATCAGACATACCAATTAATAGCTTACAAGCACGTCCGATAACGGTTTTCTTAGCCATTTCATCACCGAAGTTCTTATGTGCAGGAGAGCCACCCTTAGTTGCACCCTGCATCCATGCCTGCTTAATCTGGGAGATATTCATTATTTCAACGATAACACGTCCATCATCTGTGACAAGAATAGCATAAGCACCTTTGACCTTGTTTGCATCCAGAGTTTCCAATGTCTGTTCATGCTTGACAATCTTTTTGAGTCCGGTTTGAGGGTCCACAGAAAAGATAAATTCGTCCCCTTCATATACACAGTTGGCAACTGCCGTTAACACACCGCCTACACGTTTGGCAATGGCAAGCGTTCCAAGGTAGCTACGCTGCAATGTTAGTTTGTTGCCATATACAATAAAATAGCACTGCTTTTTCATCGGAGAAAGCCCCTGCACAACCATATCAAGCAAAGCATTAGCAATACTTTCTTTGGTGCATACGACCAATGCCGGTCTGTCGCTTCGGTCCTTTGTCTCTTGAAGGATGAGCCATGCCGATTTTAAGGCGTTAGCTGCTGAATAGTTAGCCGGAAGTTTGAGTTCTCCGGTTTCCTCAAACTTCGTAATCTTAGCTAAAACGCTATCAACTACATCTTTCTGAACAACCGGAACATTCTGTTGCGGTTGTTGTGCCGGAGCCGGTTGAGCTCCACTTTTGTTGTCAAACATTCCTCCGGTTTGACTTTGATTTGTTTCTGCCATAATCTGTTACGTTAAATGGTTATTGAATAGTTAATTTAGCGCCTCTCTCTACAAAGAGGTTTATCACTTGTGATGCACATGGAATAAGGTTACAGACACTTTCCCGATTATCCAACCAGATAGGAGCCGTTACGCCCTTTGCCCTACAGATAGCATTTATAATATCAATACCGGCATTCATCTTAGCTGCCGTATTCAAATCGGAATAGGGCGTGCCATCTACCATACATTCGCAGGTATCAAACTCGGTCCCGTCCACTTGTGTATCGAACATCCGGAACTGAACATAAGAGAAAGCTGCATTGATACGTTTCTCCACAAGAGAAACCTTTGATTTCATAAAGTCAAGTATCGAGGCTTCAATTTGTTCGTAGTCGGCAATCTGCTGCTGCATATTAGAAAGTTGAGACTGCAGTTCATCAATCCGTTTCTGGGTACGTTCAATCTGTTCCCTTTTGGATAGTCTTTCTTTGAGTGCATATATCTCCGATTGAAGAGCATTTTTAGCGTTGATGTATTCTGATACATCAGCAGGAGTATAAGCCGTCTTTAAGGAGGCTTCAAACTCTTCTATTTCCTTTTTCAGAGAAATATACTTTTCGTTCCGTTCTACAGCTTCTATAATATCTACTGTTTTCGGCTCTGAATTCTGCAACTGCTGTTTCTCACTTTCCAACGTAGATAGCAAATTCTTCTTTTCCCCGATTGTCTGTTCAAGACTTTTAATCTGGTTTTGTAGGTCCTCAATCTTAGCCTTAATTGTAGTTCCCTTCTGGATGTTTTCATTCAAACGATTAGATTTATTGGTCTGGAAAGTATCTTGCATTTCTTGCAATTTGGTATCATAGTCCACGCCCTCGAATGCTCTTTTACAAGTAGGGCAAACAAGACGAGAATTATCTGCTTCGAATGTTTCATTTTTGATAGCAGTATACGCAGTAAGCAAGCTGCCTCTCTGCGATTGGTATTCAGCCAATGAATTATTCAATGTTGATAACTTATTTTCCAGAGAACGGATATCCGTTTTTGTATTGGAAATAGAGCTTTCTTTTTCTGACAAATCAGAGTACCACTTATCATGTCCTACATTGGAGTCCTTTTTGACCTTCCGTTTAAGCTCTTCTAAGCATTCATATCTATCATCAATCTGTCTGCGAACAACACGCCTACGGGCAGCTTCTTCTTCGTCAGCTTTCGACTTGTCAGCAATCAGAGAATCATAGTTTCTAATCTCGTTTTCCTTTTCTTCAATCTCGGAGGATAAGGCTACCCAATCTTCTTCCTCCGGCATATTCCGATTGTTTTCCTCAATACGACCGGGTATGTCCGCTACTTCACCCTTTGTCTTATTCTTCTGGGAAACAATCTGCTTTTTATATTCATCAAGAGTTTTGCCGGAATCAAGTGCATCCACGAGTGAACGATAATATTCCTTGTTCTTGTCGGTGATTAACTCGTTAAACACGTCATGGTGGGTAATGTCACCACCGACAATTTCAAATAACATTCTTCGTTGTTCCTGCATTTTCAGAGAAGGGAAATACGAAGGATTGGTTATCTGCCGGAAAAGCTGCTCGGGGCAGATAGCGGAAACTTTTGCATCATATTCACGCTTACCCATCGGAACATCATCGACAAAGTAATCTACGGTGTGCCCGTCCATCACTTCCTTAGCGGTTCCGCGCTTCTTCACCCAATTTTCTCTATAGCAACGACGGAAAACAGTTTCTACGCCATCAACGGAGAGGACCACGAGAACTTCATGTTCCAATTTGGGAAGAGCCTTACCATTAGCATCAAGCGTCTTAATGTTGAAGTCCGCTCTGTTCTGGCTGTCTTTTCCGAATAAAGTCCATAAAAAAGCGTCCATCATCGTACTTTTACCGGTAGCGTTATCACCAAAAATATTGGTAACCTCCGGGTCGAAAGTCACTTCTAAAGAGCGTATGCCTTTAAAATTAGTGAGAATCATTCTCACAACTCTAATATCTTTTGCCAT